TTCCAGCCAAGTGATCTCGTACCCGCCGAGCAGATCCTGGAACTGGGCCGTGCCCGAGTAGGGCTGGAACCAAGTGACTTGGGCGTTGCCGTTCGCGTCGAGGTCTGGCCGCTGATCCGGCAGCAGCGCCGGCTTCTGCTCGAGGTGGTACCAGGAGTCGTAGACGAACCGGTAAACCATGCGGTAGGTCTCGTTCTCGTCTGGGTCCACGTCGATGCCGGCGAAGTACAGGCTGCCAGCGGGGAAGCCGAGGATGGCTGCGCTGTTCCGCTTGTTGACGTATGCCGCGGCGGCCACGAGGTTGGGGTAGCCGCGCGTCGAGTCGCTCGAGTCCCAGCTGAACTGGATCGTGACTCCCACCTGGTAAACGTCGCGGAACTGAGGCTTGCCTTCCTCGTCCACCGACGTGCCGCTGATGGCGGTGCCGGCGTTCGAGGCCGCAGACGGGGTGGTGTCCTTGTAGAGCTCCACCCGCCGCAGCTGCGTGGAGTCGGAGCGGAACACGTTGGGCTCGGGGCACCAGACGGCCTTCGAGGTCGCCACCAGCGTCGCGTCCCAGGCACTCATCGAGGAGTCAACCGGTGCCCAGCTGACTGTGCGGAACCTGAAGTAGTCCGCCCATGTCCCCGCCAGCGTGGCGTCCCAGTCCGAGATCGTCATGCCGGGACGCGGGATGTTGGCGTCATCGACGACGTTGAGCCCGTAGGTGAACGGGTCCCAAGTGTGGGGCGTTGCCACCGGCTCGGTAGCGCCGACCGTTGCCCACACCCGGTAGGTGTACTCCACGGTGTTCGGGGCCGGCGGGATGGCCCGCGTGTGCCGCATGTGGATCTTCTTGGAGTACCAGAAGGTGGTCATGGTTGAGCCTGCTGGGTATTGGCTTGCCGGTTGGCCTCGAGCTGCTGGTTGAGAATCCTGAGCTGGGCCTCGGTCATGGCGTTCTGCCCGGTGAAGAAGTCGCCGATGGTGGTGAGGGTGCCCTGCAGTCCGATGCCGTCCCTGGTGAGTTCATCCACTCGCTGCTGCTCCACGCTCATCGCGCGGGCAATCTCCTCGTTTGAGACCGAACCAAACGCGCCGGCGATCCGGCCCTGCGCCATGCTCTGCCCGGCCCGCAGGAACATGCGGCCCGCATCGCCGCCGCCAAGTGCCTCAGCCACGGCGAGCCTCTGGAGCGAGTTCATGCCGCGTGCCATCTCGATCAGGGACTGCGTGAACTGCGGGATGCTCGAGGTGGCGAGCGCGTTGAGCTGCTCCTCGGTGATGCCGAGGTCCAGCAGTTCGCGCTTCCTGGTGCGGTCGATCGCGCCGCGGTCGAACTGGTTCTTGAGGCTGGCGAGTTGCGCGCCGGTGAACTCCTCGCCGATGAGCTGAGCCCCGAACTTCGCCTCCTGCTGCTGCATCGGCGTGAAGGCCAGGTCGGCCATCTCGGCAACGTCCTTCTTGCCGGCCTCGGTGGTCTTGCGGTTGGCCTCAAGTGCAGCCGTCATGGCACCCAACGCCATGAGCAGCGGGCTGCCTCTGAGCATCATTCCAACAGCGCCACCATGAGGCCCGGCACCACCGAGCAATCTCCCAGCCGGCCCAGCGATCTGCCCCTGCGTCTTGCGGATCGTCCCACGGACCCTGCCCATTGCCGCGTCAAACCGCGAGGTGTCCGCGGTCACGGCTACCTTCATGGCGGCAAGGGTCATCTTGTGGTCCCCTTCACCAGCCGCTTCACCTCGGCACCGATGGCGGCCTGCACCTGCGTGCGAGTCCCGGCCATGATCTGGTCCATGTAGCGCCGGCCTGGGTACCGCTTGGTGCCGCCTTCGATGAAGTGCAGCCGCCAGCCTGGGTAAAGGCTGCTGTTCCTGCCGAGCCGGGTAGAGCCGGAGGACTTGATGCCCTTCTTGTAGGCCCGGCTGATTGCCGAGAGCGTTGCACCGCCGTACCTGACGCCGGTGGCCGCCCAGATCTTCCGCCGCTTGCCGCGCTTGTAGACGCGGCTGTGGGTGACGACGTTGTCCGCCAGGTGCAGCGTGGTGTCAGTGGTGCGATGCTTGCCAAGTGCTGCCCGCAGTGCATCGCGCCAGATCAGCTGCCCCTTCTTGATGGCCTTCCGCATGATGCTCTTTGCGAGCTTCTCGGGAAGGGTCAGCAGCCTCCGATCCAGTTCGTGAGCCTCCAGGCGGAAGTTCATCACGAACGGGTATGGCTTGATCTTCTTGTCTGGGCTCTTGGGGTTCGACTTCCAGGCGTTGTAGGTGCGCGAGAAGAACACCCGCAGCTGCTGGTCATTCCACCAGCCGTAGCCGTAGGTCTGATCGAAGTAGGCTTGGATCGGGTTACGCACGCCTGCGCCTCGTCCTGACCTTCGCCCAGAGCTCGTTGATGCTCGTGGGCGGCTTGACCTCTGGCGGCTTATCCAGCTGCAACCAGAGAGAGAGCTCCATGGCAGTCAGCCTCTCCGTCTCCTCGAGAGACTTGCCAAGCTGTCGAGCCAGCTGCATCAGCCGCCGGCGCGCTGGAGTAAGGAGGGGGTTGCATGAGCTTGCCGACCTCCTCCACCACCTTGGTGGCAACCCACGCCGGGACCCGCAGCGCCTCGTCCTTCTCGTCCTCGCGGAACAGAGGCGAGCCGTCCTCGTTGCAGCAGAACCGCAACAGGTACCAGTCAAGGCTCTTCCCCTCGGCGTCGATGAGATCGCCGGCGGTGGGCACGCGAAGCCACACCCGGCCCACCGTCGGCAGTTCGACCGGGTGCAGCCCGCGCGCGAAAGAGAGAAGAGAACCTCGGATCATGGGCCTGTGGCGGTCGCTGCGATGGTCAACGATCCAGTCACCTGGAACGAAATCGTGGATCTGACGGCGTCATCAATCTGTGCGCTGATGGCTGCACTGGTAACGAGCGCTAGGCCAGTCACCTGCCCGTTCTGGAAGTCCATCTCAAAGCTTCCGATCGTGCGGCCCGTGAGAGCCGCCATGATCGTGGTATGTGCTGTGTGGTTCCAGAACACTTCGATGGTGAAGCTGGACTGGTACTTGCCGCCGATGAACTCGCGGTAGGCGTTGGCCCCCAGCGTGCTCACGTCAATGGTGGCACCGTCGATGGTGAAGTCGTTGATGGCGACGAGATCACCGATGAGGTCAGCAAGGACAACGGCAGATGACGAGTTGGGCTTGTAGTAGAACTTGGCAGTATTGGCTGAACCTGCGCTCATGTTCAGAGTCCTGAGTAGTGCATGCGGTAGGTGGTCACGATCTCGTAGGGAAGGTCCTCCTCACCCTCGCCCATGCCGGGGTCCGAGGAGGTCTGCCCCGTGTAGATGAGGCTGGTGATGGTCGTGGAGTCGTATGTGCCGGACTTGCCGTCCAGGCCGGCGATGACCGCAGCCGTCAGGCTCTTCGCCGCGGCGTACGTCTCGCTGATGGCGGCGATGGTGACCGTTGCCATCGTGAAGCCCGCGGTGCCGTTGAGCGCACGCACCGGCTCGAACTCCTCCAGCGTGTAAACGAGCGCCGGCAGGGCCGTGCCCTGGAGCCTGATGTGCGGGCTGATGCGGTCGCCGGCGATCGCACCGACGCCGCTGTCCGCAGCCAGGATCGCGTAGATGGCACCCTCCGCGCTCATGCGACCCTCACTGCATCGATCAGCATCACATCCTCTTCCTCACGCTCCCGGGTGAACCCTTGGACCTGCAGCTGGTCGCCGCGGTACTCGAGCACGCTTGTGGCGGTGATGCCGGCGTTGATGCCGGTGCGCCACCTGGTGCGGATCTCGTACGCCGTCCTCATGGCGGCACCGTCGCCGTAGCTGATCTCCGAGGCTCCGGTGCTCCGCACCTCGGCGTAGATGGTGGGCCCGGTGGTGAGTGCGGTTGAGCGCTCGCCGTATGAGTCCACCGAGGTGCTGGGCGTGAGCACCGTCACCCGATGCCGCAGCTGGCCGCCGCTGATGAGGCTCATTCAGGAGCCCCCCCGCTCAGCGTTGGGCAGGCGTAGTTGTCAATGACCGCTCGCACCCCGAACGGCACCTGCACCAGGTTGAGCATGCTCACCGCTTCGGGGTTCATGTAGAAGGTGCCGGCGAGCCGCATGACCGCCAGCTGCAAGTCGTGCGGCAGCGTGCTCGCGGTGTAGCCCGCAGACCACACGATCGTGACCCTCGGGATCTCGTCGTGCAGGTCTGGAAGGCTGCCGTAGAACCTCACCCGCGGCAGCGCACCGTCCGTCTCCACCTCGTAGTTCGAGGTGGTGAGGCTCTGCGT